ATCATTCACCGCCTCGGTTATTATTTTCGTCTGCGTCCGGGTTTACCTGTATCGGGGCACGGGGCCACGGAGGCTGCGGGAGCTCGAGGTATTGCCGCGCGTTTTTGATGCGGTTTGCCTTGCCGGAACTGCCGTTGTAATTACGGGCCACGTCGTCGAGGGTCTGGGCCCCCAGCTCGACATATGCACGGTCGGCCTCGGCGGTTTTGAGCGGGTCGATATTCGGCATCGGCGCCGCACTCCATTCGCCACAGCACCAGGCGGCGCGGAGTAGTGGGTCGCTCCAGCCCGGGGCGGATATTCGGCCGGCGGCGATTTCCTCGGCGAGCCACATTTCAACGATCGGATTGCAGAAATCGGCGATCGTCTCCTCGCGTTCGATCTGAGCAGTACGCCAGCACAGGAGGAGGGTGCCCCGGCTCGCGGAATAGTTGTTGTTGAATTTTTTGAGCACGAGCTCGATTGACCACCCACGCGAGGCCGCGAGAAATGAGACCACGGATACGAGAAATGAATCGAATGATTCAGAGGGGGAGGTCGGCGTTTTGAAAGTTATTTTGTCGCCGCGCCTGAGATTGCCGATGAGCATTGAGCCGGGCTGGCGTATCGTCGCCTCGGGGTGGACCGCCCAGTTTACCACGGGTTCGAGTGATTCTGCGGTAACACCCTGCGCGTCGGCGGCCGGGGTGGGGTCGCTGCCATACTGTTTTATAACACCGGCCACATCGCCGTCGAAGGGCTGCGAGGCGTCCTGCTTGTCGTTTTCGACTGCGCCGACGAATGACGCCTGATTGATCGCGGTCTGGATTGTCGACGCCTTGAAATCGGTGATGTTCGCGAATTCCTGGATCGCGTGGGTAAGGGGTGAGAATCCGCGGCCCTGCCCGGGATATTCGGGATTGAAACCGTGGAGCATCATAATCCGTTTTGATTTCTCACCGACGGCCGGGATAGTGGTTTCGATAAATTTGCCGTCTGCGCCGCGCGTCCATATTTTGTAGGCTACCTCGCGGCCTGCGGCGTCGCGGACAATGCCGTCATCGCCACCGAGCTGGGCATACGTGGAGGTGTAGCCGGTGCCGCGGATCTGGTTGGGCTCGAAAAATTCGATCTGGAGAGGGGAGGGGGAGTCCCAGTCCCGGCCATAAAATAATCGGGTAAATACATCGTTTTCGCGCTGCTTCTGGAGTTCATAGAATCGGGTATTCTGGTAGAAATTATTGATCCTGGAGCGGTGGCTTTTTTTGGAGCTGGCCCAGAGGTGGAAACGGAGTCCGGCGTCCTCGCCCCATGCCTCGGCGGCCTCGGCGGTGATGCCGAGGATTTCGGAAATCGGCGTCGGTTTCCAGTGTAAGCCGATGTCTACGGTGGTGTCGACAATTGAGGTCACGAGTGCGCGGCATTCCACGGATTCGAGCATTGCGCGTCTCGATTGCTGACGGAGGGCGTAGTGGTCATGGATGTCAACAGGTGCGCGGCTGTTCATGCCTCCCGGCCATTTGCCGCCGCCGAATGTGTTTGAATAGGGAGCGGAGATCCCGGAGCCGAGGGCGCGGGGTTCCGGGACCGGCTTAAAGCGTGAGGGAATGCTCTTGATGACGGCTGATGCGGTGCGGAGTATTGCGCGGGCCTTGCGTGGTATTCTCACTGGCGTCTCCGTACACGTAGGCTCACGATGCCGACGCCATAGAGTTTGTTGAGGTAGTGGTCCTCGGAGGCCTCGAGCTGCTGGATTTCCTCGCTGATTTCGGAGAGGCTGCGGCGGGTGGTGCGCTGCTCTCCCTCTCCACTGTTAAAAGAATAACTTTGGGCGCCCGTGGTTGACATTTCAAGGCGCAGAGTATATAGATTATCAAGTGCAGATTGAATTTCAATTAGTCGTTTTTGTATCCGTGATTTTCTTTCGGAAATATATGACATTTTTACATCGCCTTGAGTAAATTATCCCTACGGGTTATTGTTGCCTTTTTTCTTGATTCAATTCCTTTTTCATAATTATTTTTCCAATACTCTTTCATTTGCATTGATTTTCTAGCTTTGACATCTTCTCTTTTTGCCGGATTGTTTTCTAAATTTCTCTTTATTGTGTCGGGGCGCTTTTTCCCATACATTGGATTTTTCTCGCCTACAAGGTGAACGCCATACATCGGGTTTTTCTCGCCCTTATTGTTTCCTGATTTTATTTGTGCTTCTGAGAATTTTTTGCATAATTCTGGAGGATATTTAACACCCTTATTCCAAGGAATATATTTTCCTTTTTTTGCTTTTGACATTTTTGTTTTTGACTCTTCTGAAAGTTTGTATCCATTTGTGCCATCGCCTCCGTCGGTTTGATTATAAACCTTTCCCATCTTGCGATGGGCGGCGATGTAAAACTTTTCTAGGGCATTTAATTTTGACACCGAGTCGGTTTTGCAGAGGATTGACCATTCAAAGTTATCGAAACCGTATTTGCGAATGGCGCGATGAAAATATATATCATATCTATTTTTTAGTGCATCGCTTTTATGGGAATATTTTCTATTTTTAAGTAATTTAATTGTTTGCCCTATATAGACTTTCCCGTTGATCTTATTTGTCGCTTTATAGATTATTCCATTTATCATAATTAAATATATGGCGGTGATTTTAATTTTTCATGTCTGGGTTGTTATGTCACACGACTTTGCGCGTGTCAAGCGTTTTTCGGATTGTCTGTTGCACGAGGGCGTTGAGGATGGCGTTTTTGGTGTATCGTGCTTTCACTTCGTGGAGCGGCATTTTTAATTCCTTTGCGCGATCGCGGGCTTTCTCGACCTCGCTTGAGAGCCAGATATCACCCGCACACATCGCCATCACGCGACAGTCGAGGGCTTCGTTGCGGCGGCCCGTGGGGTTGTGGAATGAGCCGTCGCGGCGTTTTTCCTCGGATGCGAACATCTGAAAATACCAATCGGAATAATCGGCGGGGAATTCGCAGTAACCGAAACGCTGGATCGGGGACTCGATGCGCTCGACGTTGAAATAATTGAAAATCTTTTGTTTGTAATAGTTCGTGTTGATGAGATAGAGCAACACGTCGTTGTCGAGTACGGACAGGCGCCAGGGCAGGCGGTTCCCCTGTATAATTTCATCGGGGCGGGGGCCGTCCTTTTTGCCCATGCGGATATCTGGCATTCCCTTTGAGGGGAAAGTATTCGCTAATTCCGGGCGCCCGCAAAAATCGTATATCACGTCGGACATTTTACCGTCGCCTGAGTCTATGAGCATACAGCGCAGCGGAAATTCAAACCCGTCGTTGCGGTAAAACTTTCCGCCGTTGTGGCCGACAAACCACTGTATCATCTCCTGCCATGCGCCCGCGTAGGGGTCGTCGATATCGCCCTTGAACACCTCGTAACAGATGCTCCATGTCCGCCACTGTATACCTATACCGAGGATCTCCATTTCGAGGCGAGGAGGGTTCGCGGGGTCTTTTTTGCTGCCCTCCTGGACATCGACGCCCGCGGTGAGGAAGAGCACGCCGTCGGGGACGGTGCCGGAGCGATAGGTGCCCCGGTTTTCGATGATTTTATCTGCGCGGATGCGGGAGCCTTTTTGTTTGTGGGGACGCCCCATTTTGAGTTGGTCGAAGTCCTGTTTTGCGAGCTCCGATTTCTGGCCCTCCTCATAGGCGACGATAATGTCGTACCACTTGAGTTGGAATGAGTAGAGGCCATTGATGTGGAAACTGCAGATGTGCTCGTATTCCGGGACAGCTGATGCGCGCCATTCGCCGCCGATAAGCATTTTCGGTTTCGCGGATTCACGGATGCCGCGTCCACAATTCTTGTTTTCACAGATGAGCTCGATTGATTTTTTGTAGATATGCCCGGATCGGTGCTCCCAGTGGAGGCCGTAGCCGCGGCCCTCGAAAAGGTCGAGGAGCTGCATCGTCCCACAATAAGGGCAGGGCACGTAATACTGGCGCTGGTCGCCCTGCTGGTAAATTATGAATATGACCGAGGCGTCCTCGGTGGTGGGGGTGGAAAACCAAAATATTTTGGCCTGGTTGCCCCATGCCTGGGTACGGGCGCGGAGCTGGTTTAACGTCGAGCCCTGCTCGCCGAGTTGAATTTTCCAGCGGTCGACTTCATCGGCAAGCACAATGCGTTTTGTCGCGGAGGCGAGTTGGCCTGCAGAGTTGGCGGTCACGGCGTCGAGATTGCCGCCGGGGAATATTTTTGATATTGAGGTGTCGCCGGTCTTGCGCTGTGATTTGGTTTCAACTTCGGTTTTGAATACGATCCCGGAGTGGGCGGCGCGGGGTTCGATTTCACGCTCCAGCCATTTCTTCGCCATTGTCTCATTGGAGGTGGCGTACACGATTTCGGAGGGGACGGCCTCGATATAGTACATCGCCATCGTGTCGGCGGTGAACGTCTTGCCGGACTGTGCCGGGAACATGATCGCGACTTCACGGAAAGGTGAGGCCGGGGACAGGCATTCCATTATTTCGGTGAGGTAGGGCGCTTTCGAGTGCTCGAATTTTAAGCCGCGATATTTGCCCGTCGGGACGATGGTGGTGGCCGCATACTCCACGATTGAGGGCGTGTGCGTCCGCGTGGGCAGGCGCAGGAATAGGTCGGCGAGCGCGTCAGGGTTTGGCTTTAGGTTCATAGCCCTTTATTTCGCGGATGATCCCGAGTTTGGTTTCGTGTATGATTTTCAAGACCGTGTTTGTGAATTCCTCGATGTGGGCGGGGGTGACCTCGCCGGCGTCGAGGATCTTTAATCCGATTTCGTCGCAGCCCACCCCGGCGGCGCGCTCGATATTTGAGTGGAGCTTTTCGAGATAACGGAAAATCTTGTCCTGCAGGAAATCCACGGGGAGGAGCAGGCGTTCAAGGTGCGCGGCGATGAGTTCATCTTTGCGCATCTTTGCGATCTGGGTACGGCGTCTTATTTCGGCTGCGTCTGGGTCGGATGAGTGGGAGGGTGACGAACCCGGGTTCCTGTACCAGTTTATGATTTCGGTGGTGTAGTTTATTTCTCCGGTTGTTTGGTTGGCCTCTATTCTGCCGCTTTTAATTGCCTCGGCTATGCCGTTGCGGTGTACGCCGACGCGGCGGCCGAATTCGGTTATTGAAATGTATTCATCCGTTTTTGATATCTTTTTCGCCGCTGATTTTCCCTTGTTACACTCGGAGCACACGGTTTTTCCATTTTCATAGGTCGTTTCTCCACCGTCCTCAAATTCGATGATGTGATCGACCTCGAGGCGGATTCCGTCATTAGGGGTTTTGCCGCATAGGGTGCATTTGTGGCCGTCGCGCTCCAGTATCGCGGTGCGGAGCTTTCCCGTGAAGAACCTTCCCCCTTTCATCCCTCTAATATACGATGACGGTGATTTTCGCTCCTGCTTCTCCGACGTGGGCGCGGGTTCTGGGGGTTTCGGCTCCTGTAAGGGTGATGGGGTTACCGGTTTCGGCTGTTTTTTAGGCCAATTCTCCGCCGCGGTTTCGCGCTGGTGAGAGGGGTCGGTGATGTAGACGACGACTGCCGGGTCCTCGGGATTGATGCGCTTTCGGCGGCCCTCACCGGTGTAGGGGATGAGGCCGGAAATAATGGCTTTGTGGATCGCCTGCTTGCTAACGCCTGCGCGCCTGGCCAGTTCGGCCGGGGTTATTGAGTCCATGACGGTTTACTATACGGAGTCGGGTCAGAAAGTCAACCGGAAATCAACCTACGAGGGCTAAAAAAACGAGAGTCGCGTCATTGG